TCTGCCGTTCTTCTGCCTAACCATCTCAAGCAATTCACTTGATGTTGTTGGCCCGTTCATCTTTATGTATTCGTATGCGGCATTACGCCAGCCTATTTTTCTTGTTCTCATTGTGCCCTCTCCACTGTTGCTTTTGCCGGTTCTATCGGTGCTTGATTGTATCCGATAAACACGGATACACCCTTGCGACCACGCCCACTGGCTTCGCTGCGTTCTTCACTATACCACGGCTGTATTAAAAGGTTATCTTCCACCCATCGTTTCGATGCTTGATAATCTCCGTTAGTAATCATGCGTGATACTTCTTTGAGTAGGTTACTGCGTGACATTTGTGTATTCCAAAATGCCGTCTTGATGAGTAGCAGGTCGCCATCCATTACATTACGACGCATCTTCAAACAGTCATCAAGTATCTTGCGTAACTGCGGTGTCATCTTGATTGCCAACTTATCCCCACCAACATAGTCGGGAGACATGATGGCATAACCAATAGCCAATCGGCGGAACAGGTCAGCCTCATGACTACGGACTTCGGGCTTGAATAACCATTCGTTGAATGCTTCATCAAACCATAGTCCGGTAGGCGGATTCATTATTACTTCCATAGCCCTCTCGGTGAAAAACTCCTTGATGCCTATTGTCATATCAACTAACTCAGCCCTCTCAATGTTACTCATGCTTGCCTGTTTTGCTTGGGCCTTCTTGAATAACATCTCCTTCTCGGGATTCATTTCGATGTCAATGATAAAGAATCTTCTATCCATACCCGACTCCATCTCGAAACGACCCGGCTGTGTACCAGCCCATAGAGTATAGCGTGTTGTGTACTCGACCCAACCTGCCCTCATAGCCTTGTTGACTCTACCGTTATCAGTACTGGTTAGCATTTGGTTTGTCATGTCAGTACTGTGGTCTTTTTTGGCAGCATCTACAAGTGAGGAAAACTCCTCGAATCCAAGGAAGCCGCCACACATTTCTCTCGCTAGTGGTCGGCCCATGATTTCACCTTCTTCATTTACCGACCCAAACATACCTGCTTCGGTAATAGAATTGGGGCCAACATCAGTTCTAAATGCCATTCCAATGTCAGCATTGAGAGGGCTGGATAACAACCCTGTTCTTGGTGCCAAAAATAGATTGATTAGAACCGACTTTCCCGAGCCTTTCATACCTCGCATGAGGATATGTAGCCGAGTGTCTGCTATGTGGCCCATAGGGGTGTATAACGGGGCTTTATCGTGCCTTAGAATACATGAGTCTATGGCGAACACTCCATCTTCTCCCGTGGGTACGAAAGGACAGGTGCCACACTTGTTTAATCCGTTGAAAATATGAGTACCAATTGAGCATAGGAATACAGGTATCTTATCTTCAACATCAATATAGTGATTTCGAGTCACATAATTTTGCATAGTGTCAAAGATATTCATAGTATCATCCCCACATGTGTTCGCTTGGTACTTGCGACTGTGCATTATTAATAGCCTTCATGTTGTCAGCCATCTCAGCGTGTATTTTTTCATGCTTGTCAACAAGTTTGCTGAACTCCTTAACGACTTTATTGTAGTCACGCTTGAGTAATTTCCTATCCATGTATTTCGCTAGGTACTGTGCAAGAGTCCATCCCGCTACATCATCAACCTTCTTGTCATCATCACAGCCGGACATAACAATCTCGGATTCTAAATAGCCCATCATGTGCGCTATCTGTGGGAATAACCATGTTGGAGGTGCGAAGAATAGGTTATCGCTTGAGTCTTTGCTGACACCGTACACATAATTCTTTATGGACTTAGGTGAAAGTAATTCAAATACCTCGGGGTCTAATGCTTCGTGTATAGTAGTACTTGATAGGAAGTGGAGTGTTTTAGCCCCACTGTTTTGTAGTAACTCAACAAGGTCACGCACTATTGGATAGGTGTATATCCATGTAGCCTTGCTGCTTTCGGGCGGGAATAACTGTACGCTAGGCCAATTATTAATCATAACAAATGCTACGGTCTGCCCCTTAGTATTGTTTTCAAAGTAAATCTCCCATCCTATCTGTGATAATTTAGGTGCGGCGTTGAATGCTATCTCGCTCAAGAGATGGCTAGTTACTACGGCATCGGCCTTCCTATCTCCTATGATAGTAGTACCTGCTAGTAATGATGCCATCCCGTATTCATTCTCGGTGAACACTACTACCTTGTCAACGCTAGGTAATGGTTCATCGGAGTATATGTCTATTGTATCGTGTTTCGTTCTCATATTTTTCACTAATCCCTCGTCAGTATTTAACTGTATCTGAATTAATTTTATTATTTTTGTAGTCGTAAAATTAAATAATCGACTAACTGCGTGGAGATTCTGCTAATTAATTTATTTCCCTTAGTAGTTTTTAATTAATAATATAACTAAGTATAACTAAGTAAGTAATTAGTAAGCCCCTTTAGATAAACACCTTTAGCGTAATAAATTAATTACGCAGATGTGAGCGCAGTACCGCATTTTATTAATTTTGAATTAACAAAAAGAATAAAATTAATTGCGGCAAGTTTATATGGTGAACCCCCTCTTATGCAGAATGCTATCCATTTCATTTGTCCTCATGCTGTTTGTAATTTTAATATCATTACCTACTATACCAACAAGGTTAGTATTCAATGCTAATCGTATAAGTCTGTTTATAGTAGCGTAGGTATCTTCACTATTATTTTTCTTTGTAGTATGTGGTTTAGCCAATGCAATTGTTAGATTGTTGGCACATACTCCCGTCAATCGGTAGTACCATTTGTTACCTAAGTCCACAACCTCAAGCAACCATCCGTTTATAGGAACCATAAGTGACGGCCTAAGTGTCACATTCTTGGCACGATACACAAATGGTTTTTTAATCGCAGGTTTGCGAGTAATATATTTTAGATTCTCAACCATAACATCTATGTCAGACAGGAGTGACTGGTCGAATGACTCGACATAATCAACAACACCCGACTTATGATACATCACAATGTACTCAGTCCCACTATCATATACTTCTTTGGTAAAGTCTTTGAGCAAAGAGTATAGTGAAGGCGAGTGAACATCGGGAGAAAATATATCCTCATTCACCGGCCCTCTAGGTAAGGGTTCGTTACTAAAAAGCGCATCAAAGTATGACCACATGACATCTTTACCTAACAAGAAGTATTGATTGCCGTCGCTTTCTATATGAATAACTGGGTTCTGTACCCACTCACTGCGCTCATTCCTACTGTAAGGTGTTGATACAGGGTACTTGATGTCAGACAGGCTGATTACTACGGGTTCACCTAACATCGCCATTCCTCCAAGCATTGAATCTATCTATATCTAAGGCCCAAAGCACTACCTGTCTTGATGTAGTACTGCTGTAACCTGTTGCTATACTAACAGCATCCACACCAATAATACTAGATAGGCGTGAGCCTATGGTATTGCGGGCTGGTAGCCATCTCATGTTGCTTCTATCGTCAGCAAGTCTGTTGAATATCTCGTAAGATGACAAGCCTCTTGGGTTATCCAAGAGTAACTGCGCCACCTTATCTGCAAAAATATATTTTTCTGTTCGTCTCATAATATCACCTACGGTAATTGCTTGTTAGTAAAATAAAAAGATGGAGTGGGCCGAGATTAGAAACGAAGCAAGCAACCTTGAGGAACCCGTCAGATGACGAGAGAAACACACAAAAGTCTCGACCCTACTCCATTCTATCCTTTACCCTCGCCAGTATATTAATCTTTAGCCTCCGCTTTTTCTACTTTAATTAGACTGATTCTAGTTGTGCATGGGCCACATAGCGGCTCATACTTATGCCCTGCTTCAGTCTCCTTGTAATAAATTGTTCTTGGTATGTCTTCAAACATCATATACACACCTTTTTCGTGCGGTATTTTCTTTTTACTGCCGACCATACAGCCGATGTCGTGACAGGCTTCGCATTGTAGTGGTACAAACTCTACTAAGTTACCCTTCTTGCTTATGTAACCACCCATCTTCATACTACATCACCCATCTCAATACGCATACGCTCTATGTTATATTCGCTAGCCTCTTGCGCTTGTATTGTGTGATACAGTTCTTCCAACTCGTTCTCACGCTCGTAGTCATCAATCACCTTGACTGAATCTACCAGTGTGATTGGTACTGTGTTCCTATTGTTAATCACAACATATCTAAGTATGTCCTTCGCTGCCTTTACTAATTGTCTATTGCTCATCTTTACTCACCTCGTATTTTATCCCGTACATATATTCGCCGTCATCCCACCAAGGCGGTACTTCGGCTCTCCTGTACTTGACTCCGCCCTTGCTATGGGCTTTGGATTTATAATAGTTGCGGTAGGCTACTACTGCATTATCGTTTCTGTACTCATCGGGCATAGCCTGTGCGAATGGTGTCAGACCTGTATTGGTTATCATATGAGCCATACTGCCCATGTACATGATAGGTTTAGTACAAGCGTGTTGCTTACCGAATCGCTTGAAGTACTGTTCGCCTAAAGCCATACCATGTTGGTACAGCCATAGGTAATTGTTTAGTGAATCTCCAGCCCACACAGTACAGGGGTGATTGTGATAACCGCCCTTGTATGGTGTACCTTTCTGTGTTAGCGGCATCTGCTCATCAGTAGCACCATGTCGGCGCAGGGCTGATGCCATCATCTGTGCTGTCTCGACTACCATCTTGGGTACTCTTACATCATCCATGTATCGTGCGGCTATTATTGGGTTCTCGTCTAGTATGAATATGTTCATGTCGCTCATCTCCGTTCTATAATAGGGGTCTCACCTACTTAATACCTCCGGCTCGGGTAGTATGTATAGTACAATGTCTCCCTCAAACGCAGCGAGTATATCGAATGCCTGTTCTAATACGAAAGATGCTTTCGAGTTGTACTCATACATCCCATCTTGCTTTAGAGAGAATGCTACTACCTCGGTGTTAATCTCATGTACTTCAAGTGGCCCCTCAGCATCTATTAAATCTGCTGCTATCATATTAGCCACTGCCAAAGTCATTTTTTTTGGAAGCACTATCGTATCGGTTTCGTTATTATCTTTGCGTATTGGTATCATATACCCACTCATGAAATCACCTCTTGAAACCACGGCCCTTTGCGGCACCCACAGGCCTTGAATACCCTTAGTAATTTACTCTCCAATTCTTCTAGGGTGATTGGCTGACAACAGTGAGGGCAGGTCATAATAATTTTATCGCCCATCAGCGTGACCTCTTTTCAATCTTCATCGTACCGTTGGACTGACGAACCATGATAATTATAGTCCCATCAGCAAACACGATAGTCTGTCTGACAATCTCATTGTTCAATCCAAACCCCCCTGCATTTCAATAACCATATAATCATTCCTTTCCCTCCGTGTGTATTCTCCAGCACTCGCCCATAGCCCACTGATACTTTTTCGGTAGTGGTGTCTGCGGTCTGCGCCCCATCCACATGTAGCACTCGGCTATCACGCTTCTAAGGTATTCAATCTCGTCTAACAACGGCTTCATTGAGCCGTTGGTAAATCGCTCGTTGTACTTATCTAACTGTGCCTTTGTAAGCGGCGTATGCTTTGCTTCCTGTTCTGCTAGTACATCCTTGTACTTCTTCATTCTGTCACTCTCCATGCTGTCATGCGTAGTCTATTGTTACGCTGTTGTAGTATACTGGTTGTAAAACCATCCCTGCGTAACCGCTTATCAACGGCCTTGTAAAGTGGTCTTCTGTCGCTTAATTTTTTTGGAAATAAATCTATCATCCAAGTGTTATCGGGCAGTTCTTCTGCCGTCGCTGTTCCATATTCTGTTTCTATTGTGTTACTCATATTGATTCCTCATTTTGATATAGGGGTTGCCGGTATTTAACGATGCCGGTTCACTCCAGTGGGTGTTCCACTGTCTTGTCCCCAAGTGTCCATCGGAGGGTCTTTACCACGCCCTCAAGTGCTTTGTAATTCCTCATGTGCATAATCCTTTCAACCCTGCCCAAACCTGCGTCCTTCTTTGCATATAACTCATGCCAATTTTTCAATCGCTCGGCTCGGTCAAGCATGTCGATAATCTCATCCTCGTCACGCACTCCCATGAAGTGTTCTGAATCTTGGTGGTCGCTCATCATTTTTTCCGCCCCTTATTCAGACGCTTTATGATTGCATTCAGTATGTACACATCATCGGGATGGTGCTTCAAGTACTGCTTGGCAGGTACCGCTATGTATTGAAACCAGCCATACCTCTTGCTGTAATCGTAGCCCTGTGAGACTACAATTTCAGTACCTTCCCACCAGTCAGCCTTGACTAAGGCTCGCTCATGGTCGGCGGCTACCTGCACATACCATTCCTTATGCCCTTTACTCCACCACATTCTGTCCTCACTCACTGACATACTCATCACCCCACATAGCCTCAAGTTCAGCAAAGAAGCGAGATGCTCTTTCGGTATCCGCACTTCTGTCGTAAATCGGTGGTACTTTTGACCACGCTACACCTACCATAGGTTCTGCGTGTTGGCTGTTGCCACTACTCACAAGTATGTGACCGTATACTCCATGAATGCCATTAATTCTTGCCGCAGGTTTGCCGTCAACATAATGTTGTAGGCTTTTCCAACGGCGGATGGCGAGTACCTCGCCTCCAAGTTGCTTCTTGGTGTATAGTCTGCCTTTTTCATCTGTTCCGTATATTATTTCTGCTTCCATATCATTCCTCTCCATTTGGTAATAGGGGGCTTCCCCTATATGTACTCTTGCACTGGCATTTTTCATATGAGTACCGTAGTCCATACTCTCCGCATGTCCTACACTTGTACATCATCTTGACCTTCGAGTACGGGAACCATTCATAGCCCATACTCAGCCCTCCATTATCATTCCATCCCAAATCCAGGATTTTCCATCCATCTCGACCATGAGATACCAAGTCCGGTCAATCCCAGCCTCGCAATCTGAATCCCATATCGGCATGTACTGGGTGTTGTCAATCTTGTGTTGGAAAACTTGGCGACCACAGTGGGTAATCCACTCACCCTTAATGTCCGGCACTATCCCATGCTTGAGGTAGTGGTTAATGTTCATTCTTCCTCGCCTCCTGTGATGTCCGGCTTAATCCAGCCAGCAGCAGCAGCGAATTGCTTTAACTCGCCTACTGTTACCTGCATTTTTAGGTCGCCAAGACCGCTTGCGTCTGCCGCTACCTTAGCCTCGTATGTTGTGATGCTTTGCTTGATACGCTCGACGGTTTCTTCACGGCTCTTGATGTCAGCCTCAAGTCCACTACCCAAGATGAATCGTGGGCTAGGTTCGATGGTAGTCATTTCGGTTTCGTTACCAAACCATGTAATAGCGTTACTGCTACGCATGTCAAGCAGGTGCTTGTGTGGTAGTCCCTTCAAGTACTCAATGACTTCTGTACGCTGTTGTACATCCATCTTTATTGCCGCTTCTAAGGAACCCCATTCTGCTACTGCTTCGTCAGTTTGTATCTGCAATTGGCTCTCATAACTGAGCAGTGATTTTCGGAGCATTTCCAATTGATTAGCGTTGTATGTCGAGTCCCTAGTTGCTGTGACAGATTGACTGGTCGCATCATATAGATTTCGCATAAGTTTTAGAGCCTTAGTCATCATGTTGATTGGCTTGCTTGTTGTGCGCATTGGTAGTTTTAGTAACTCGTAGGTATCATAATCACTGTCACTGTAACCGCTACCCGACCTTAGTATGAAGTGTGTGTGTTCGTATGGGTTGGCTCTTTTCGACACTACTTTTGATGCGTCAGAGTGTAGAAGTGCTCTATCCATTTTTAGGTAGGCCAATGCGGACTCAACCTGCATAATGTTTTGTGATATTAGCCTCTGTTGGTGGTAGGTAAGTTTTTCTACCGATAAGTGCTCAAGTGCGCCTGTAACCTTGCGTCGTAAGAATCTCAAGAGTCCCGCTTCGACATGTGGTTGCCATGCGTATTGGTACTTGACAGAAGGTTCAAATCCATCACCCCAATTCTGCACATTACCTTCATCATTAGTAATTCTGTTGTTTAGTATTCCATGAGTACCAGCAGTACCTATGTAGGGTGTACCTGTGTTACCTGCTTCTTGGTGCCTATCCTGTCGCATTTTGATGTACTCGGGAGTCCAAGCACACTTGTGTGAGACATTTGGTGTTCGTGCATTTCCTATGCTGTAACTGCTCATGGTTAAACCTTTCAAACCCACCTTCTGTGTGTGTGGTTTGTCGCCATTGACCAGCATTACATTCTCAACATCTTTGTGGGCTTGATTGAACCCACCAGCCAGTGCCTCCCTTACTTGTCGGAAACCACCTACTCCTGTGAGTAATTGTAGTTCGGTCTTTCGTGCTGCGTTCATTCTAATTGTGTTGCTCATTCTGATTCCTCCTGTGTGCCGGTTTCTGAGTCGGCCTCATTACTAATAAGGGGGCTTCCCCTATTTATAGTTTTCAATTGCTCATCAACGATTTGTGTCAATGATTTTTCGATTCCAAAGTGCGCAGTACCTCGGTTACAGTCCAATTTCCGTACTCGTATAGTGCCTTGGCCTTCTTATCATTCCCGGCCATGCCACCGTTCTTTGTAGTGCCGAACAGATTGGTTAGCCAATCGCCCATCAATTCACCCCATGAGTTGCCATAGATGAATCGTGCCCATGTGCGCTCCCCATCCTTATTTTTTGCTATCAAGAATGAGTCCTCAAGGTTCCATAGATTGTATGCTATTTCGCCTATGCTAAGTCCCTCACATGAGATGCCGTAGTAGTCCATATCTGTACCTGCTGGCCCCCAAAAGTCACCGGAGTCACATGATGTCGTCTTGACAAATGTAACCCCTTCATCTTGTAGTATTTTCAATATCAATCTCGTTTCTAATCCGTATTCTCTTGTCGTTCTCATTCTAAATCCCCCTTCTCGTCTAGTGCCTCGTACATGAGGTCTTCGTAGTCAACCAGTACGCCTTTGAGTAGTGACTCGGCCTCCGCTATGCGTTGGTCTATGTATCTGTACTCTTCGTCTGTCAGCATGTTACCACGCCGCATGTGTAGCGACTTGGTGCTGGCATGTTGAAAGTGGTCTAGTATCGGGTTAATCGCTCGCTTGTATTCTTCTAATATCAGTTTTGCTTTTTGTAGTTTCGTTGTCATGTTCATTCCTCCTGTATTTCTATGTCTGTTGCATCGGCTAGAACGATTGTCCCTCCACCGTGTATCAGTCTTGCTATCTCCAAATCGCCTACCCAAATCCCTTCTTCGATTTCATCGGGTGTTGCCATCGTTGTTACCTGTGCTTCGTATGTTACTGTTATCGTGTATGTTTTTTCCATTTTTTTCCTCTCCTGTTTTGGTGGGTTGCCACATTTGTATAATGGGGCTGCCCCTATTTATAGTTTTAGTAGACCTCCACTATGTCTAAGCAGTACAAAATGACATTCAGTGCTGCGATTGGCAGACTAATTACTACCCATGCTGCCCATACTGCCGCCGGTACTCTAATTCTCATGCGAACAACCCCTGTGATTGGCAGTTTTTACAGTGCTTGCCCATCCACCCGTAGTGTACCATTGAGTCGCAGTTAGCACACTTGTGTGCGACTACGAGAATGTCCGAGGTGCAGACGCAGTTGCTTGCCTTGCATTTTTCGGGGTTCTCGTAACGCTCGGCGCACCAGTTAGGGTCGCCTGTCATTTGTATTGGGTCGTGTTCGCTCATTTCGCATTCCTCGTTTGTAATATGGGGTCGCCCCTATTTATATTCATCGGTTTAGAAATTGGGGGTGAGTATATGAGTGTTGATATGCCAAAGGCTGTACTGCGCCACGGTTTTGGCGTGGGTTTCGGTCAGCCTTGTGGGCGTGTAGCCGGATTGCTTGGGTTGGGCGGAGATTTACAGTAGGTGTTAGTTAAACATCTAGGGTAGTAGATAACATCAAGTGTTGCTGGACACACCTAATTTACCTAGTCATACTATCACATCGGACAGCATTTTTCACATTTTACCGGCAGGTTTATACCAAATGACCGTCTCTCTCTCACAAAAACAGGCTCGCAGTACCCCGGTCTTACTAAGTAAGCCTCTCTCTTCTACCTTATAACCTTTTACCTTCTGTCTTACTAATAGGTCTTTTTCCTAATGCCCCCTGCCCGCTAATTAACTGTCTTACTAAGTAAGTCTCTCTCTCTCATATGCCTCTCTCTCTATCAAATGGTCTCTCTCTCTCGAATGCGTCTCTCTCTCACATACACAGTCTTACTAAGTCCCCCCACTTCCTCCCCCTTCCCTAGCCCGTCTCTCTTTTATTCTTTCTCTCTCTCTCTTTAAATACTGGTAAAAAGTAAGACAGTCTTACTAATAGAACTATTAAATAAAAAAATAAAAAAAATAACACATATTTGGAGCCGCCCCGAAGGGCGACCCCATTTGTGTGTTTGCTGGTTTGTCACTCAGTCCAGTCGGCTACCTCTAGCCATCTGAGAGGGTAGGTTGTAGGCTACCACTGTCCTCAATCCCAGGTANTTGTCTTATTGTTTCCAATAACACATGTCAGCCCTAACCTCTTCATCAGTGCGTGTGTCTTCTAGCACTGGTTTGGGTTGTGGCTCCTTGGTTGGTTGCATAGATGCCCTGTATGCTTCGACTCGGCGCATTGAGCATGGGCCATCACAGTCCATACCTTCTACGGCGTTGTCGAAAGAATGCGGCTGTAATTTACCTCCGCACTCTACATTTAGGCACTTCTTCATGGTCGGTTGCTTGTCGCTCATGGTTATGTCTCCTTGGAGTAGGTGAGCCGATTTGTATCCCGCATATTGCTCAAGCGGCGCATCCCGAAGGAGGCTGGTAAGTGTGATAGTAAAGTCTGGTAGGTGGCTAGGAATAGAAGGGGGGGATTGACAGGGGGACTAATCCCCCTGCCAATCAAAGTCGGGCTAGGCCCGTATCATGTCATGTACGAATGAGCCGATTACAGTTGGTAATCGTAGCGGTCTAGGCCACTCAAGTCCCAAGCCTTGTCATCATCTACCGCCGGGGCGTGGTCGCCCCGAAGTAATGCAACTAAGTCCTCTTCATAGACTGAAGGTACTAGCCACTGGGGTAACTCGTACTCCATCGGCGCACCCTTGTAGTCCCACCTATCGGGACTAACGCCTTTGTGCTCCACAGCATCGTAACCATGCCATTTGCCTTCTATTGGAAGGAAACCGCCGCTACTTGTCTTGGACATCTTATCCCTTGCTAACTTGATAACTCGGTAGTTAGGTCTAGGCGAGTGCTTGACTACTTTGTAGTTAGGTGGGTTTGATTTCCCACTTGTGCTGTAATAGTCCTCGTCTATCTTGTAGGTGCGCCAATCGTATGACACACCTGCTGTCTCCTCGCTGCCATCTATGTCACGCTTTGTGACTGTGCCATTGGGGTTGATTGTATATTCTCGCCCAATTGTGCAATCCCACTCGCTGAAGAGTCGCTTGCCGACTCCCTGCTTGAGTAGTGCCAAAGTTGAGGCGATTGCTATCGGCCCGTCGGCTGTATCTAGGCGACCCATAACTAGCGGGTTGCCTCCATTAGTCCAACACTTGAGTGTCCCTTTAGGGTCACGGTTGTCAGACCAAATGAGTGACATTGAACCTTCGCAGTGTTCTACCACCTTCTCGATGCCTCCAAGTTCAAGACATTGCGCCACAGCCTGTGAGTCCACAGGGCCAGTGGGTTCCTCGCCAAGTGCTGTCCAGACCGATTGACAGTTGTGGACTACGCCATTGTGAACCATTGTAACTATTCCTTTGCGACCCAAGTGAGGGTGTGCATTGGCTTTGTTATTGACTCCATGAGTTGCATATCTTGTGTGCATCATAGTCCACATGGTATTGCGATTAAGTTGCTTGCCCATGTGATGTGCCATTGCCGTACTAGAGTGAGGGGCTTTGACATAGTACACACCTTCGCCATTGTCGAAGGCGAATCCCGATGCTTGCTTGCCTCGGGCTGATAATGCCTTGAACAGTCTACTTGACATCTTCTTGGCCTTGAATCGCTTAGATACGGCGTGGATTGCTCCAATACCGCATCCTACGACCACCAAGGCTAGTGGGATGACTCCCATAGCCACTGACAGTACAAGACCGCCAAAGGCTGAGAAGTTAGTCCAAGTATCACAGTCGTTACAGTACGCCTCGGTATGTTGAGTGTACTCACGCTCTATGCTATTACTTTCCATAACATTGGTACAGCATTCATCGCAATTCCTTTCGGGGTACGAAAGATTAGAGAAGTGCTCCTTGATTTCCCCGGCTAGTATTTCCGAGTAGTTCACGCCACACTCGGTGTCGTGGTCACAAGTTACCTTGCCGCACTTAGTACAGGTCGGTATTGCTTGGAACATTGCACTGTGGGCTATTGACGGGTCATGTGCGAACACACTTGGGTCAGAACCATTGAGTGACCTAATCCTACGAATACCGGTTAGGTAAATGTGGTCGTTAGGTGATACTCCAAGATAGGCCATGAAGTCATGGTATGATTCCCCGTTATATTGGGTAATGTCTGTCCATGATTCACTCGCACATCGGCTTGTGAGTAGATAGACAATATCAATCCAGTTCTGTAACTTGGCCGCATTGGTTGTGCCTTGATGAGAACGGAACTCAATAGTTCCGTACTTTCGTACCGCCAACGGGTTGACGCACTGGTAGCGGCTGTCATTACGACCTCCGCCCTCCATTAGTGTCTCAAAGAGATGGAGTCCAATTCTGATATTATCATCAGACTCGATTACCTTGGTGATGTATCTATCTTCATCAATATCCCACTTTCGCTCGGTAAATGCCATTGGACTAATGTCCTCAAACATTTCTGGAAGGTAGCGGACATCCTTAGACCATCTACCGTCACGACGACTAGGTGATACCATCTTGTTCAGTACCGTTTGAAAGAATCCGTAGGCATAGGCTGTGTTGCCACAAATTGCCTTTGCTACATCATAGTCTGACCATTCTGTACCCGTAGCCTTGACTAGCCACTCGCCGGATTCGTAGTCCTTGAGTCCCACATGAATGTGGGCTGATGTGCTAGAGTCAACACCGGCGACACCCCGAAGGGCACTGCTAATGCGACTGAGCCAAGAGCGTTGGTCATAATCTCCCGAAAGTGGGGGAGATACTATCTCGAAACCGCCACTACTAAGTGAAGAATCTGTGACTAATTTAGTCCGATTCATGACCTCATGTGTGTATCCATCATATCTAATTGAGATACGCTTCAACAACTTCTTGGTCTTGTTAGACAAGAGAGAATCGTTAGATTTAATCTGCCTGTCTATCCAAAGGGCCATCCTTTCGTGTGGGCTGTCTCGTAGGTGTTGCTTCTTGATTAGTTCAAGTTCGATACCTATTCGCTTGCTCATTCGTTCATTCTTATGCTTGCTAATGACAGTCATGCCTACCGCTACCATGAGTCCGATGACCCACAGCATTGGAAGCACAAGTGCCAATCCGTTTGCTTCTATTCCATTCATGTTTTCAGCCTCCCTACCCNTATGCCAATTGTTGTGGCGGGTGGAATNTGATTTACTNGATTGAGTCCGTCAAAACGGTTTTCTCAATCTATTGTGAATATGAAATTGTAAAAATGAACACACTAATTCACCCGTTCTGTTTTCGGTTCTGGGGTGCCATTCGTTCTCAAGGTGCTGTCGCAATATCCTTGGTGGCACTGTGATTCTTGGTACGAATCACGATACATAATTGGGTGTTAGTGAAACCTAGCGACTGTGGCCTGTGGCGATACCTAGGTGCCTTGGGATTGGGTACCCAAGGGCTTGTGTCGGGAGCGACGGTCTAGTAATCCAAGTCTTGTAATTGCTGACTTGGAGGTTCAACTCCCCCCGATTCGTTTCCGATTGCTTCGGTCAAGTTGCCTCGACAGTACAGGACAATTGGCCTTTTGGTATAAACCTCATCTATATAGATTACATAGACTACTACGCAGTACAGCGTTTAGCATGTTATAAAAATGATAACAAAATGTAACAAAATGCACAAAAAATCACTTCCAAAAGGGGGTAGAAGACCCGTTCATGATAGGTATATACCGTTCATGATAGGCTCTCTCTCTCTCTCTCTTTCTCTCTCTCTCTTACTGAGCCGTCAGATAAGAGAAGCCTCTTACTGATATATCCTTGATTTAATTTAATCACTGCTTTCATATAGTTGAACCTGTTGGGGTAGTTTAGGAGGTGAGAAAAAATGGAAAATTATTATGACCGGCAACCATACGACAATAGCATAGACCAAGACTTGTGTAGAACCTATGAGGGATTCTATTACTATCGAGTTTATGACTTGAAGGCTGACAGGCCACTAAATGAGTGGCATTTGTGGGAGAACTGCGAAGTTGTCAGTGTTGACGAAGATGGCGAAGGCGGAATGACATACATAGTGAAGAAAAACTGATTTAATTCAGTAATTTGAGAGGTAGAGGGCTTCGGCCCTCTATCTCTCTCTTTCTCTCTCTCTCTCTCTCTCTTTTACTGAGCCGGGGAGTAATACTTACTGATATACATCAAATAAAAAAATATATGTGGTGGAGACACCGATGGCTTTCGCCACCGATGCCTCCGGTTCTGTTGGGGACAAAATGAGAAGGAGGGCTGTTGATGTCGGAGTCAGCCTCTCCGCCAGTCATTGACTGGATTATTCGCCCGTAGGCAAGTCCCTAATGGACTAATATCGCTGGTGTTCGATAGGTGGTTTCACCGGGGACGAATCCCCAGTGAAACCGAAGTCAAGTGAATTACTTCACTCGTATGTAGCAACTGCCTTAAGTGCTCGAATGACTCTAAGAGGTCGAGTCGTCTTGTGTTCTAACACTAATTCAGCCGCTTGCTGACTCATTTGAGCCAGTCCCTCAGTTAGAGGTGTGTCTGAGCCTTGATGTGGGCCACCCTTCATAGAGTGGTTTCCTTGCACTAATGTGTCTGCAAGTCCCCATTTAGTGGTCGTTACCCAATTCCAATCAGCATCATAATCTGATACTGTAATTCGGGGTACGCTTCTACTTGGCAATCGTTGGATGCCTTCGTAGCCACTGCCAACATTCCTTGCTTCACAAAGTCCAGTCGCTAGTACATTGCCAGTTAGGCAAAATGCACAGTTAATGCGACTTAACTCCTCTACGATTCTATCTGCCAACTTGGACATTAGTTTATCGTATTTATTCAGCATCCTAGTCGGGCTTGCCAGTAATCCAGTTACAGCAAGAGGTTTTGAGACAATGTAATTGTCCCAATCCGCTCGTAGGTTGGCTAGGTCGGTCATTCTTCGGCTCAGTGTGTCAACAGTTTGACGGCTGAGAAGAGTATTGAATCCTAGCGCAATTAACGCTAAGAGTCCTCTCCTCAAGGTCTGTCCTGTCTTCACCTCATCTTCTACACGGTTTTGTAACTCCATGATGTCTGAACACATACCGACATAATCGGTAAAGTGAATCAGTCACTTTGTTACACCTGCTTTCATTATCGAGGTTGCTCCTCGGTCTGTTTCCAGTTTCGTTCCAAACATCCTGTTCACCGGTGGGGTCTTGCCGGTTTCGATGCTCGGATATACCCATGCTACAAGCCGCACCTACATAAAGTCACTGGCAATTATCCCAGTCGGTTGTAAAGATAGTAAAAATGCCACGCAGTACAGCGTTCTCTCTCTCTTTCTCTCTCTTTTTTACTGGAGGGGGTACGGCTAAGTATTACTAATATACTATACTATTGTTTGGTTAATCGCTGGGTTCATATAGTAGTGTCGATGTGGGTTAATTAATGCCGAGAACTACAACGGATTTTGAATACGAATGCCAAGTGTGTAATTTGGTATGGCTTAGGGAGGTTTGGACTTGTGTTCAAAACCCCATAAGTACCGTAAAGTGTACAGAATGTGGCACTGTTGGAAAGCATCTGATGACAGGTGTATTCCTTGCCACAATATCGAAGGTTAGGTTCGACTAATCGGAAACTGAGATTCGGGGGGCTTCGGCCCTCCGTCTCTCTCTCTTTCTCTTTCTCTCTCATATTTACTGAACCGTGAGGTATGACTTACTGATATAGATTATTTGCTCAATCGCTGGGTTCATATACTATGGCTTGGCTGTTCATAATATCCGACAAACTGGTGAGGAGGTGAGAAACGAAATGGATTTGAGACAAGCAAAGGAAGTGATGGCAATTGCTCCGAGGATTAGAAACTACGGAAGAGGGCCGCAAATCGTAACACTGTCACACTATATTTATTCATATAGTACATGTGTTGCCGTCTATGACGAAGGGGTGATTTATGTTCCTGTATACCACAGCACAACAACAACCCGACACATCAATATAATTGCTAAAGAATGGAATGCAGATGTAGTTAAGTTATATTGAATATAACTGAGTTGCATTATTGATAACCGGCACGAAGTCGGAAGTTGCCATCATCGGAGGTTCGCCTCCGGTGGTGGCTCTCTTTTATTCTCTCTCTCTTTGCGTAGCCTATGGGCTGGAAGGTATGACTTACTGATACCTGCTTTCATCAATAATTATTCCTCAATCGCTGGGTTGATATACTCGAACCTGTTCGGTTGTAATATCCGACAGGAGAACAGGAGGGAGTAAATGAGTAATGAATGCGAAATACTAGAGGATGACGGTCAGTGTACTGACTGTTGTGTAAAGGGCGAAACGGTCACTGATAGGGTTCACCCTAAAATGAAGGCTAAGTACGGTCATATAATCGGTTATACTGAATATAATTTAGAAGTAGTCGATGGAAAGGCACAATGCCCCGAGTGCCATAATTGGTACGACTTCGACATAAATGACCCACACAATTGTTGTTGAATACATATAGTGTAATATACACTTAATTTGCCCCTCAGTGGACTTCGGCCCACTGGGGGGCTCTCTCTTTTTTTCTCTCTCTCTTACTGCGTAGCATGTTCGGGAAGGTATGACTTACTGATGTTGTTATCCTATATTTGTGATTTAGATTTGGAGATTTAGATTTGATATTCAAATCGTCAATATGTGGGGCATATAGGAGATGTATTCATAAGGGCTGGTGCATACGGCGTGTTATGGCAGCAACCATATGCGCACTATGCGGCAAGGAATATAACAAGCGAAGTATCGACACTGAGAAGTATTGTAACTGTTACAATGCTAACCAAGTGTTGGTAGTAGAGATAGTAGACGAACACAATGGTACAGTGTACCAAGAATATGAGGAGTGATGAAGAATGAAAACAACAACAGAATGGATTGAGATATACAAGACAGCAATTCGCTGCACTAACTGTGGTGTAGTGAGTGAAGTAGGACAAAGGATGACCAAGGGTACCAACCTTGGATTTGGGTGCTGTGTACCCCTATCTATGGTACCTCAGAACTGGTCAACTTCAGATGCCCCACAGTGGGTATTAGACCTGCGAAATTGAAACCGTTGAATCGGTATTTTGAATCCTCGGGAGTTTCGACTTCCGGGGGTTCTCTTTCAGATTTTCTTTAATGCTTATGTGAGGTGCGCCAAAAACGCACCTTACTAAGTATATAGGGACAGCCAAGCACCACGCTTATTTTTGTAATTTTTTTTGGAAAACATTGATAAACTGGCGTGAGTACCCACTAACTAATGTCCCATTACGAGACTATCGAAAAGCACATGGATGAACACCCCGGCTCAAGAATCGGCTACGCCCGACTCCTAAACCAAAAATACCCCGACTCAACAGTCAAAGCGTGGGAAATGAGGCTCATCAACTACGAAAGTGCTGCTAAAGAAGATGACTACATATATGACGAGTCCTCCGACACATACACTACTACCCTCACTTTTGGGGACATCATAATGACCGGTGAAAAGCACCGAGCCATGCTTCGTGATTATGCCGGATTTGATGGCAAGCCGATGACCGGGGCAGAAATGGCAATCAAGTATGACCTGCCTGTTGAACACTTTAACGCATGGAAGAGAGCGCATGGTGTCACACATAACACTGTACCTCTCACAAATGAGCAACTGTTAGATAAACCCGAGCAACACATAGATGAACTGCTTGCCCACCGCAAACATAATGCCGCCCAAGAAATCTTCAAGCGTGAACAGAAGTCCCTGCAAGAAGATGCTGTTAAGTGGCGTGACTTAGATTTCAAACTAAACTATCTAAAAGACCTACCGAAAGCCACTACTACGGTGCCGAAACTAAAATTACCTGTGGCTCCATCACCATACGCTCTTGTAGTATGTCCTACCGATTTCCACTGGGGCAAAGGTGGATGGGAAGATGAAGTAGGCGAAACCTACAACTTCGAGGAAGCACGAAAGCGTTTAATGGAAAAAACTGAAAGTCTTGTTAGTCGTCTACCATCTGCGCCGGATAAAATCTATCTAGGTGCTGGTTCCGATTGGTTCCATGTAGATAACGACCAAGGTACTACAACCCGTGGTACTCCGCAAGATATGTGTGGCTCACCTGCTGAAATCCTAATTACCGGATGCAAACTAGCCCGTGAGCATGTTGACCTTATGCGTCAGATAGCACCAGTCGAAATAGTAATGATGGCTGGTAATCATGACCGTCATTCCACTATTGGACTAATGATGTACCTATCCGCAGCATATGAAAACTGTGATGATGTAACAGTCACCATATCCTCATTCAATCGTCGCTATCTAACCTATGGTTCAACCCTACTTGGGTTCACCCACGGTGACGGACTAAAGCGCAGCAACAGTCTAGCCGGGCTTATGGCCGTCGAAGCAAAGAAAGAATGGGGACAAACTGACCATCGTGTATGGTTCCACGGACATCTTCATCACCAACGCCTAACTGAAAAAGATGGATGTCTTGTTGTACAGATGCCATCCCTTGCAGGTCACGACAGATACCACGCAAGAGCAGGGTACACTACAAGTACCGCAGGTCTAGCAGCCTACCTAATTGATGAGAAGGAAGGTTACATAGGCTCACTATTCGCACCAGTCACACATGAGGCTTAGGCATGGCTAGTGCTTGGAGATTTCATAAAAAACTAAGAAGGTGTAATACCTGCGGTTTTGAAAAGGAAGGGTATTACAACTGCCATAAGGTATGGAACCCACAAAAAAAGAAACAGGAATACTGTGGCTACATGAGAGTGGTGGATTAGATGGTAATGCCTAACTTTAATTTTCAGCGTTCTCGTCACGACATACGCCATTTCTACGAATGGTTATCCCCCGAGTATGAATGGGCTGACCATATCCAAGAGTGGATGGATTTATACGCTGACCGTAAAGGCGCACAGGTACACCGTGTATGTATTATTGCTCCCCGTTCACACAGTAAGTCTGCTACTCTCCGAGTAAAATTACTACATATGTGTTTATTTGAAAACCGTAATGGCAATCCTATTGAAATATGGTTATTCTCCGCCTCGATACGCCAAGCAACAAACCGTCTTGAGGAAATCAAAACAGATATGCGCCGCCATCCCGAACTACGAAAGTATCTTGATGAGCGTAAATCAAACAAACAAAGAATCTCATTCACTAACGGTGCTTGGATTCAAGCAACCGGTGTAGGTTCTGCTATTCGTGGAGAACACCCTGCGGTGGTAGCCCTTGATGATGTCCTCGCTGAAATGGGAGATATGACTATGGACTCCGTAAGCGAGTGGTTCAAAAAAGTAATTACTCCTATGCTTGACCCCGGCACTTCGTTATACTGCGTAGGTACTCCTATGTCGCATACCGACCTATATCATACCGAAATGTTATCAGAAAAGGCAAAGCAGGTATGGAAATCGGGGGTGTGGTCAGCCTTCCCTAATTGGGATGAACATAGAGCCGACCCGGATAATACTCCATTACTCCCACTGTGGCCCGAGTTTAGACCCACCGAGTTTCTCTTGGAACAGAAAATCAGCATAGACGACGACCTCGCCTTCGCCCAAGAGTATTTGTGTAAGGTCGTGGATGATGATGCCCAAGTCTTCAATAGGCACCTCATCCGAGAACACATAGACATAAACTCCATTGCTGGTTTCAACAGTCAACTCCACGATAGTTCCCGCTTCATCCTCGGTTTCGACCCTGCTCATGGTATAGGTAAAGATTACTCCGTCTTAATATGTTTGCGACAAGATGAGCAAGGGTACATACACTTTGTTGATATGTGGCGCAGAAATGACTTTCCGCCGGATAGGCAGGCAGATGTTATAATTGAGTGGGCAAAAGATTACAAAGCACCCGTCGCTGCTGAAGATGTAGGTTTCCAACGCCTGTATGAAACAGTTATCGTACAAAAAGGCGGTCATGTGGACTACCGTTCATCCAAAGCATCTAACAAAGGACTCAAGCAAGGGCTGATGAACAGACTTCGTGTTTGGTTTGAGCGCAAACTAATCATATTCCCTTACGGTAACGATGAAACAAGGAAGAAAGTCAACATTATTCTTGATGAATTAGAAGCGCATGTATGGAAGAATGGGGAAATTGTTGATGTGGGCAAACATAACGACACAGTTATGGCCTTTGCTCACGCAGTAGACCAATTCAAACCAAGACAGACTGACTATATGCCTATGGTTTCCAAGACAACTAGCATGGGTGGGTGGGCTAAGGACAAGAAAAAGCCAAAGAGTACTAGCCGCAGACCTAGTAATAGTAAATATGTACGCTTTTGATGTGGCAATCCCTACAATATATGATAGGATATATCAACCAATCCAAAATTATGTCAACTTCAGACTTGACTCTAGTGGGTGCTGGTATAGTACTTGCAGAAATAGTCTTTTGGGTAGTATTAGTCAAGTGGGTTTATAATAAAAGAAAAGCAAAAAAGTCCATTTGGCTTAAAGAACCTTAAAATAACAAACGATAAATAGGATTTTCATGGCGTGGTGGAACCCTTGGAAGGCCGAGACTGTCGAGGCTAAAGAATCAGTTCCTTTACGGACTACTGTGGGCAGTGGTGTAAAGAGTCCATTTGAAGTTATGTCTGCTAGCATTAGCAATATCGTAAAAGATACTGAAGACATGGCACAGACAGCATTTAACAACACCAATGAGTTTGATTTATACGACGACATGCTTAACTTTGACCCGGAATTAAACGGTGCAGTTAGGACTATCGCATTAACCGCTAACAAATACAAACTATTAGGTGGCCGCAATGCTCAAATCCGTAATGCTATCAAAGAATTAACAGAAGATGTCCTAGACTTTGACGATTTCCTAATCAATGCTATGCGTAACCTAATGGTTTATGGTAACGACATTAACAAGTTAGTAGGTAAATCGGGTGTAGGTATTACTATGCTACAATCACTTCCTATCAATCAAATAACTATTGTTGATGATAGAAAGATACCGTTTGCAGCAACAAAAGATTACGCTATCATGGAACCTAAGTTTTATCTTTACAAGGAAAACGCTATGAACAGTGCAAAGTATTCCGCTAAAGAAATTATGCACATTAAGATTGACTACCGTTCTAACTGGTATATGGATAGAATGGGTCGCTGGACTTACGGTATATGGGGAGCATCTCGCTTTTCTGCACTAAAGCAGGCGATTCGTGCAAAGTATAACAGTATGAATAATCGTATCGCACTAGAAGATAGTCTAACCAAACAATACATTACTATTGGCCCGGAGGCTATTGAGAATATCCAAGACCCCGATGAGGCAGCAGAACGCCTAGAGAATATCATGGACAGCGTAGGTTCACTTCTTGATGGACTAAGGTCAGACCAAGTACCTATCCTACCGCACTATGTCAACATGGAGTTCGTGGATTTAAAAAATACAATACCGGATAACTCATCATTCCTTGACAATGTTAACGCTGACATTTCAGCAGTACTGCATGTCCCTAGAGTATCAATGGGTCAAGAGCGTGGTTCAACCTTTGCTGCAACATTCAACGCTTCCCAATGGTCTGTACAATCTATCCGCAGATTACAGACAATCTTAGGCCAGTCCATGCAAGGTCTATTTTCAAAGCACTTAGAATTACTTGGTATTCCTCATAAAAAGGCGGACATACCTACATTAGAGTTTGACCCTATGGATGAAGAATCCCCATTCGAGGAAACACGCCGAGTGGTTATGGCTTACCAGTCTGGAATTACTACACTAAATGAGGCCCGAATTGACTTGGATTTACCAAGAGAATCAGCCGAACTAGGCAAACAAAGATATAACAGCCCAACAACCGAACCTATGGGAGACTTGCCTCGAGAGAACGAGAACAAGCCAACCGACGGAGAAGTGAGACAGGATGGTGAAGGAAATGAAGAATAAGAGTCAGTCATTTAATGACAAAATGGTAAAGCGCACAGTGCTACCGACAATCTATTTATGGCTTCTTGCCGCAGGTTCAGTTGTGGCTATGGGTATATGGAAGCCCGATGTTGTTTTAATGAACCTTGATGGGTTCATAGCATTGTTGGCAATCATTAGCGGTGTCGCTGTCCCAGCACTGGGTACAGTACTTCGTATGTGGGAGTCAGAACAGACACAAGAAGTCGATAATATCCCTACTGAATTAAAGCATGAGCGTGAGCGTGACGGTGCAGAAAAAGAGCATATTATCGAATTGGAAAAGATTGCCCAAAAGCACGACCACCTTCTTGCTCAAATGGCCCAAGAGCATTCACAAGAAATGGATAAACTCAAAGGTCAGTTGTCACTCGATACTTTAGAAAGAACCAAGGCAAAGAAGAGTTGATATTTTGACTCTCTATATTGATTATATTCTAACGCACGAATCATTAGAAACTGCTTGGGGCTGCAATTTACCAAAGGCTAGCGAAAAAGGCTATCCGGGCATATACGATAAAATGTGCTACTGGGTTTTATTTGAAGACGACATAGCAATAGCATACACATCCTCGCTAGTAATGAGTGATAAGTATGCCTTTGTTGGTAATACCTATGTTCGTAAAGAATACAGAAGCAAAGGACTACACTCCTTACTATTAGATTACAGAAACAATGCTCCTCATATGAAAGGGCTTACTAAAGTAACAGTAATTAATCCAATAGAAGATTCAAAAATGGAACACTTAACAAAAGTAGTTTCTAGGCTCGGGTACAAAAAGGTTCAAGACATAGACGATATATCGGACATCATACCCGAATGGTTATATGAGGATATAGCCAACGAAAAACAAGAGATTTGGAGGCTTGATTATGACGAACACAGACAGTCAAACATTATCAGAAGATTATGAAGATTGGGGCATGGAAGCCACAGCAGCAGAATACCAAGGCAAAAAAGTCACACTAAACAAGCCATTCCGCACTCCGGGCAAAAATAAAAAGTTTGGAGTATATACTCGTAACGGTTCCGGCACAGTAGTCATTGTGCGCTTCGGCGACCCTAACATGGAAATCAAGCGTGACGACCCTAAGCGTCGTAAAGCATTTAGAGACAGAATGAATTGTGATAGTCCCGGCCCAAAGTGGAAGGCTAACTACTGGTCTTGTAGAATGTGGTCTAAGACTCCTGTCAATAAAATGAGTAGTGAGGGGGACTGTGGTTGCGGCTGCACTGGTGCAGAAGCAAAAGATAAAGATGACCCTTGTACTACCGGATACGAACAGTTTGGTATGAAAAAGAAAAATGGCAAAGAAGTACCTAACTGTGTTCCTATTGAGGCAGCAGAACCAACACCTAGCGGTGATGAAACTCATGACGAATACATGTCCCGTTGTGAAAAGGCCGGATATACTACTGAAGAATGTATGGCAGCGCACGAAGGACACAAGTTTAGTGCATACAAAAAGGATGACGACTATATGAGTGATTATGATGAAGGCACATGTCCACCCGGACAAGAGATGAGAAACGGAGAATGCCAAAGAGTAGCAGTTACTCTCGACATTGATATTGATAACATAGAAACTTCTATCATAGCAAGTACTGGTGAAACAGTAGTTAGAATCACAGGCACAGCATTCCACGATGGAGTTAACAAGAACGCTTGGGGAATACGCCCGGAACTTGCTGCCCGTCTAGCCGATGAAATGGTAGGTGCTGATGTTACACTTAACCACCCTAAAGCAAAGGGTGGAAGATTTACACGCAATATGGATGGCGGGGTTGACGAAGCAGTAGTAGGTACTGTCACAGAAGCCTCTTACCACAGTAGGGAAAAGGGATACATAGTAAAGTATGTAGCAGAAGTACGCAGGCCGGAATTGTTTGAGGCTCTTGAGTCCGGGCTATGGATGAAGTCTGATTACGGAGTGTCCATAGGAGGCACCGGCATACCTACGGAGATTATCGAAGCCGATGAAGATGGAGGGCGACCTACTATGTGGTTCGCTGATGATTTTTCCTTTGACCACCTCGCAATAGTCCATCGGCCAGCATATCCCGAAGCAAATATCGAGACTGTTAAAAGAATTGAAGCGAATGAAACTATTAAGTATCAAACCGATAGTAGGCCAATTCAGTCGAAGGTGAACAAAATGACCGATGATATTAACGAGATTGAAAAATTGGCTTCTGAACTAGAAGCATTGAAAGCATCTCTTGTACTAAGCGAAGCCCGAAACTCCGAGTTCGAGGCTGCTGAAGTAGCAAGAGCAGAAGAAACAAGAATGGAATTGGTACGCAAGGCTTCCGATATGGGACTAAGCGGACACGATGAGTTCGGAATGGAAACCCTAGAAAGCATGATTGCATCTTGGGAAGCATCCCGCCCAGCATTGGAAGAGACAGTTGTCGAAATGGCACCTGTCGAGCCAGTATCCTCACAGCCTATTGAGGCTTCTGAAACAGTTTCAGAAGAACCAGTAGTCGCAAACTACCTTAACG